AAGCGGGTCAGGCGTGTTTGCCCGTGATCCCGATGCCATCCTTACCCTGACCCCTCACGAGGAAGAGGATCACCTGGTGCTCGAGGCCACCCTCCGAGACTTTCCGACTCCCTCCCCCCAGGTGGTAGAATTTTCTTGGCCGAACTTTATCCATAAGCCCGATATGGAACCTAAACTAAGAAAGCCAGGTCAGACGAAAGAAAATAAACTATTAAACGATAAACTCTCCACCGCCCTGATCGAACTACTAAAACCTAATTCGATCATGGGATTAAATAATCTTCGAACCAAACTTGAGGAGAAAACAGGGGAGGAAATACATCCTAATAAACTGCGAAATCTTATTAAAAAGACGAAGAATATTAGTGAACTAAAGACTCAAAAGGGTAAAGAAAACATTTACTCTTATACCGAATAATCCTGTCTCAACTCTGTCTCAAAACTAGTAGTAAACCCCTTATATAGTAGGAGTACTACTAGTGCAAAAAGGCTGTAAGTAGTAGTTGCCCGCCCAGCAGGGCAATAACTACTACATCCAAACAGCCTTAAAGCGAATTACTAGTCGGATCAATAGGTTGAAAGATTTGATCGGGAGAGCTACTCACTCGGTTTAATTTTACTCGCTAACTCGTCAACCACTTGACCTACTGATAACTTCTTAGCCTGTCCATACTGCTTGATCAGGTCGCGGGTTGCCGGATCAACCATGCAATGGAATCCGACACGGCGAACCCCAGGTCGGGCAGGCGGTCGGCCGGTTTGGTTTGGACGCTTACCGCCCCATTCTTTTTTATCGGTCATTATTACTCCTCATAAATCTCGTTACTGATTTCTTCAGCCTCATTTTTAATATGCTCCCATGCCATTTCGATTACTTGGCCTTTTGTAAATTCGGCATCCAAATCGTCAACGAAAAATGAGGAGCAAGTAAATTGTCCATTAAAAGAGAAACCTTCCAAAGCATAAAAGGGTAGTTCCCATTCTCCAAAAGAGAAGACAGGTTGTTCAACTCCAACATTCAACTCTGAAGCTAATCGTTTAAGTTTTCTAAATTGCATGATATTGGCTCTTGTTTAGAATTACCTTCGCTTTCATCTTCATCCAGCCCCTCGCCATAACAGTTAGGGCATCCGTACTTTCCAAGTCCATCGGGGAACTCATATTCGCAGAATTGGCAGATCATGAGAAATCCACCTTCTGCACTTGGTCTTGCCATACTTTAAAACCTTCTTCGGTTAAAGCTGTGCAATCTTCAGGGTCATTCATCCCCGAGCATTCTGCTAACCCCTTTTTGACTAAAGAAGAGACGATACCGCCAAATGATTTAGAATCGGGCATTACCATTCCATCTTTTAGTTCGCAGTCATCGAGGCAGTTCGACCAAGGCGATCCGCATTCGTCAAAGCTCCTAGGCTCGGAATAGTTGGCTGACGTGTAGCAGTTACAAGCAATCATCTGAAGCATAACCAGTTCGTTAGTAGTGAGTGAAATTTGTGTAGCATTGTTGTCCATGCTCTCAATCTAGCTTACCTGTACAGAAAAGCAAGATATGTTTTACATTTATTTTTACGAATGTTGTAAGTGCCTATTAGTTAGTAGGCTAGGGGATGAAAAAAATTAAGATTCTACATCCGAAACCTCAGCATCGACTACCTTCTCATCTTTCAGATTGGCAAGCTCGGCTCGGATCTCGTCCAGGCTCAAAGATTTCTTTACCTCGATGGTTTGGGTAGGCTCACCTTCATATTGTCTGTGCTTGTCGATTAATATGCCGGTGGCGATTGGCAGGACTCCGTTTGGTATCTCATCGTCTTGTAGCTTCGTTATGAGCTTTTCAACGGCAAGATGAGTCGCAGTGCCAATTAAGCCTCTCAAATGCTTTTTAGAGTCCTTCAGGGCATCTGCCTCACGGGATCGGACGATTGCAACTGTATGCGGTGAAACTTTACAGGTTTTAATTATCGATGAGACTGTTGCCCCTTGGGCGAGCATCTGAACTACTTTGGCGTAATCCTTTGGTCGCTTATCGTAAAGCTGTTGGCCGGTCCAAACTGATGGACATACATCATCGGTCTTTAGATTCGCTGGAAGATTCTCAGCATATTCTACTTTTCTTGGTCTCTTTGTAGGCATGGAATGAATCGGTGCAGTATTATGAGAATGAATTATCAATAAGGTATTTGGCAAGTACAATTAGACATAATCCTTATTATGCGTAACTCGTAAAAATCTAGTTTTGTTACGGATACATATATATATCAGCGACTTACGCAAAAAACACCACATTTCGCACTATAAAAAATATTATGATCCTGACAAACAGACAGGGGGGGAGGGGGTCAGGTTGAGCGGTCTGCCGGCCACCGCGACCGATTATGTCCCATAAAAAAATTCTGACAAATTGCCCCACCCGATGTCCGCCCACCCGCTCCATCTGCTAACATGGACATATGCCACTCGAATGGACACCCCATCCCGCTCTCCCGCCCCTCAGCAAATCGGAACTCCTGCGGATGACCCCTGAATCGATTTTGGCGTATTGGGAGACCAGGGAGCAGGCTATTAAAGATGAAAAGGATGATCCTTACAGATGTGGCTTTGAATTGGATACCTGGAAGCGGGCAGATGAACAGTTAAAGACTCACTCGGAAATTCTCGTTATGGGAGGGAATAGGGCAGGAAAGTCTGAATGGGCAGCCAAGCGGGTAGTTCAGTGTCTCGTAGAGAACCCAGGAACGATCATATGGTGTCTTACGGAGACATCGGCCAACAGTATACAGTTCCAGCAGAAGCTAATATTTAAGTACCTACCAAAGGAGTTTAAATCGTTAGGTAGGGGTAAGGTCGGATATGTCATGTACAGCCTTCGTAATGGCTTTACTGCATCTAAATTCACACTGCCTAATCGCTCTGAGTGTATTTTTAGATTTTGGCAACAGGACATCAGCACAATCGAGGGTGGAGAGATCGGAGTTCCGCAGGAACCGGTCAACGGAACCCATAATATCGGCTATTGGGCAGATGAATTGGTACCGATGAGCTGGGTAAATACACTTCGTTTTCGGACAGTTACCCGCAATTCCAAGGGAATTATCAGTTTCACGGCCGTTGATGGCTGGAACTCGGTGGTAAAGAGTATGCTCACAGGAGCAAGAACAGTGGAATCGGCAAAAGCGGATCTTTTGGACGGTGAAGAGGTTCCCCTCGTTCAACAGCCCATCCGCAAAGCCAGCTCTGTGGTGTATTTTCATACAGCGGCCAACCCCTTTGGCGGATGGGCGGCGATGAAGAATCAATTGGAGGGGGAGAAGAGGGAGACTATTCTCTGTCGTGCCTATGGAGTCCCTGTGAGGCAGTCTAGGGCTGTGTTCAAAAATTTGACAGACCGCAACTATGTACAGGCTGAAAATCTCCCTGATTTTACGGATGCGAATTGGGTATTATCGATTGACCCTGCTGGAGCAAAGCCCTGGACGATGGTATTATTTGCAGTCGATCCTCATGGGGTCGCCTGGGCGGTTAAGGAGTTTCCTGATTTTGACACCTGGGGTGGATGGATTGACCTGACCAAGGACAAGCTAAGTGCGGGAGAGGCGGCACAACCGAATGGGTATGGATTAAAGGATTATGCGGATGAGATTAGGCGGATGGAATCGATTTGCGGGGATAATATGGTAACTCGGATAATCGACCCGAGGTTGGGGGCGGCGAGTTATCAGAAGTCGGAAGGATCTTCCAACATCATAGACGATTTATCGGATGAGGATATCATTGTTGAGCCGGCGGAAGCACTCGACATCGAAACAGGACTCCAGGCGATTAATAATTTATTAGCATGGGATCGGAACAGGGATATGGATTTGGATAATAAGCCCCGGCTGATGTTTTCGGATGAGTGTCAGAATCTGATTAGTTGTATGCAGGCATACCAACCGACTGCCGGATTAAAATGTCCGAGTAAGGATTTCGTGGATAATGCCAGGTACTTCGCAGTGGGCAATTTTGAATACTTCGATGAGGAGGAAATGGTGGCAACAGGAGGAGGATCGTATTGATGGGTAAGAAAAATGTACAGATATCAAAGGCAGTCAGGCAACAGATCGTAATGGCCAGGAACTCGGGGATGAGTTGGCCGAAGGTGGCGGAGTTGGCGGGATGTGCGAGATCGACTGTCCAGCGGATATATAAGCAGGATAGCAAGCCGGTGGTCCCGCTCGAGGAGGTAAAGAAGACAGTG